CACTTTTCATGCTCTATCCCTTTCGCAGGTTTTCCTTGGCATAATCGAGGATACGATCTCGCACAGCATCAGCCCATTCCAGCTGGCTGTGGGAGAGCAGTTCTCGAGAGATCTCCTGAGCCTTGAGCACCCCATCTGCTGTATGCGGGGCGTTTAAGGTAACTCGGGATTCGAACTCGATGGAAACATATTGCTCCCGGGCACCACCTTCTATGGGTACCAGGAGCTTATGTGTTTCCCGAAAGGATACTCGCTCGGTTACCCGAGCAGAGCCATCCTCAAATTCGCTGAGAGTGTTATTGTAGTTTTGCCGCCATTGTGCCCACAGGTCTGGTTTGACCTTTGATCCCAAGGTAGCCTGGTTAGTCACCTTATTCATGCAGCCCCCTACGCCAGCGGCCAGCTCAAGTTGAGAGCCTTTGGTTTGGACACGACGAGGCTCTCCGTAGTCTCCACAGCGTCTTCGAGGATCTCTTCGCAATCCATTTGCTGTGCAGCTTCGGTAGCCCGCTTCAGGTCGATTCGCGTAACTACCCCCGGCTCCGTGAGTAGCGCTGGTGCCTGGGTTAGCAGGTGTACGAAATCGATGTTAGGGGTACCGGCCCGAGTTCGTGTTTTGAAGGGGCCAAGGTGTACGACTTCTGGATTGGCACGTAGGTGCTTTTCCATGTCGGTGACGGACTCGTTGTACTCAGAGGCGAGTACCTGTAGCTCGTCGAGAAGGAGTGCGTGTTTAGCCCGGAATGCGTTAAGGGCCGTGGTGGCGTCCTTTACACGGTCGTATCTCCGGTTTCGTCGTCGCCGAGAAGTAGTCCCCTCGGTGGCCTTTTGCAATCTTGTTGCCATTGAGTCCTCCGTAACCTTTGGTAGTTTTGTAGGGCATCCACTGCCTTGCAAATGTGGTTAAAGGTTTTTGTCGATTCATCGCTGTCAGAAAGCGCGGCTTGCTGAATACTTCGTTCCAGCCCATACGTCGGTAGCAATGTTGTCTGCCATTTCCCGTACTGGCCGGGCAATTCGATCGGGATTAGCTTCCCGAGTACCTCGTCCATAGATGCCCACTTACCGAGCAGCATCGAGGTAGCTATTTGGCCCATGGAGACAACAATCAGTGGGTCTGCAGCATAAAGCTCTGCAAACAAGCGCGGTTTACAAGCTTTCATTTGGGTTTGCGATGGGTTGAGGCTATCGCCGGGGCGGCAGCCCAAAGAATAGGTCTGAAACACTTCCTCCTTTTTGATGCCTAAAGTGCCGAATACTGCACTAATGAATGGTTCAGCGTTTACAGCCGAGAATGCCGTACCTTCCTTATCCTCGCCGTCGAGGGGGTAGTCTGCTACAAGAGCCAACTGCGTGGGAACTTCACCGGTCCCCAACACAGTCTGGTACTGACCCTCTCCGAGAGTACATTTGTTGCATGTTGCCCAGGCTGCTTGTACGGTCTTCAAATGCTGAAGTGCTGCGCCGATGGGTGCACTAGCCTGCGACTTTGAAATCCCAGTCACGATTACGCATTTCCTTCATTATAGCTTTACACATTGCGTGGGCTGCGAGAACCTCATGATCCCAAAAGAAAACTGCTACCGGATGCCGTTTATCTTCGTGGGCTCTAAGGGTTCTCCCGACCCCTTGTTGCACTATATTCCACTCCTTGAAGGGGGTCAAGAAGAAAATCGTGTCCAACATTGGAGCGTCTAAACCTTCCTGAGCTACCTGGGTAGTTGCGAAGACTACGGGGTACTTTTTCAGGATTTGCTGACGCTCTCGTTGGGGCACTTCTCCGTCAATTAGGCCCGCGGAAGGTACGATCTTATGGAGCATTTCCACGTGCGCTTTGGAGTGACTAAGGGCAAGGACTTTGCGGCCCATGTCCATAGCTTTCTTGATCTCTAACAGCATTAGCTTGTTGCGGTGGTTATCCTCACCAAGCGTCCTCCAGAATTTACCCACATTGAAATTTCCAATGCGATCCAGGATGCGGGGATCATACATCTCGAGTTTCGTGGGTAGCTTATGGAAGTAGATCCGCGGGGTAATCTCGTTGGATATATCACTATGGAATATTTTCCCAAGGTGGGCCATGTAGATCGACTCCAAACCGTCGCTGCGGTTCGGGGTAGCCGACAATCCCAACCGCTGCCCCAGGAACAGGGGTGCGGTGAGTGAAAAGAGCGGAGCCGAAAGATGGTGCACTTCGTCCCAAATAGCTAATCCAAAGTGCTCTTGCATTTCACGCGGAATTGCTCCATCCCGCGCCCGCCTCGCTAAAGTCTGTAGGGAGGCCAAAACAAACGGCCTGTCCCACTCGAAGCGGTTTTGCTGTATAACCCCGATGTCCATGGGCTTCAGCAACAATTTATTTCGGGCTTCACCTTCCCATTGGGACATTAGTCCCGTGTTAGGGATAATGACCACGGTCGCGCGCGCGATCTGAACCACTTTGCGCATCGCGAGTACAGTCTTTCCTTTGCCGCAACCGAGGTTGAGAATTCCCCCACGGGCAAAGTTAAGCGATTCCCAGGCCCCAGCTTGATTTGGCCTGAGAGTGATGTTGCTCTTGAACTGGTAGGGGTCTCCGTCCAGTACGCAACCCACCACGGGGCGGGGCAGGTCTTCGTAGGGGAACATTTCACGTGGCACCAAGAGATGTGTGTCGGTCTCCTCATACATCGAGATTTGGTAGCTCGTGTTAGCCCGAGTGTCTTCCACCAGGATAGTACAGGACTGCTTGATTGCCGTAGCGTTGACTTTATCTTTTGGCAACCATAGCCGCCCGGAGCGGTAACTGGTGTTCGGGTCTATTTCATTTGGCCCTGCGAATTCCGGAACGAATGTCATACCTCTTCTCCCTGCTCAGCCTCATCTTCGGGGCCTTCGCCGGGAAAGTCAATAAGCTCTGCTTCTACTTCCTCCTCGTCGTCCATACCGTTGACGATGATGTCCCGCACCTCTCGGAGCGCTCCCTCGAGTGCAGCTAAAATTACTCTGATGGCCTTCACTGTTGATGGTTTTTTGTCAGTTGACATGTTTTACTCTCCAAGTGTCAGGTAGTCTTCGCATGCATCTTATAACAGCTTTCCCCGATCTTTACCCGAGGCCAATTCTCCTTGACACCGGAACGGGCCCGACAATAGTATTGTTGTGGTATCTGCCTGGAGGAAACTCATGGATTGGCGCTTCGCATGTTATGACATGACCGATGATAGTGGGTGTTTGCTGCGGGACCTCTTCCCGAATCCCGACGAACTCCCGACCTTTGTTAAAACTGCACAAGTCCCCACAGAGGAGCTAGCTCAGGACCAATGGGCGCTGACCTACGGCGATAGCCAGGTCTCTCTGCGGAAGTTCGCTATGGCGGACCGTGGGAATGTGTGGTTGAGCACTATGTACTTCACTCGTACGGCCCATCAGCTCCCCGAGCCTCTTCGGAAGCTGGCTGCCCGGCGTCTGGAAGATGCTTGTGAGATGTACGCACTCACCGCCCCCGAGGAGCTGCACTCCCTCGCGGCCGGCGATATTGCGCAGTCCCCAGTATCTGAGGAGTTCGCTAAGACAGCTGCGGCTATTGGTGCCGAGCGTGAGAAAATCGCGTACGCTGACTACGAGGAAGAGGTCGTAGCTGACTTCCTACCACCTAAGGAAAAAGTGGCCGCTAACGCACCTGTGGATGTGGCAGCTTTAGCCCAGGGCCTACAATTGCGTATGCAACACCTCCACGAGGAGGACCGCCTCGCCGTAACAGCGTCCCTCGAGAAGGTAGCCATGACTGGCCCCAGCCTGCTCCACTTTGTCGACACTTTAGATCAGGCTACGGGCATCTACCGTCATTGGGGGAGCACCATCCCAACACCGGCAGAGACAGTTTTCGGTACAGGCGAAGTAGAACCTGAGATTGAAAAGGTCGCTACCAGAGTGTTCCACCTGGGTTCCGCCGCGATCACCGACCTGGATATCGAGAAACTTGCCGGATCGGAGGAGTTTGCTGCTAGCTTCCCAACGTCTTTTGTGTCCGAGTTCCGGGAAGACCCGGTTGCGGTATTCGAGAGTCTGCCGAAGAATACCCAGGAGACATTGGCTAACATCGCTAAGAAGTGTTGATGGATGAACGCGTCCGACTTCCTCACGTCCCCTACTACACACCCTACTGCTCTGCATGTTCTTTGCTTACGGAGCTTCGGGACTGAGTACATCGACTGGGAGCCCGCGACTGTGTGGCAGGAGTTACACCGCGTATTCGGGAAAACACCCAGTAGCTTGAACAAATCCAAAATTAACGCCTGTAAGGCGACGCACACAGGAGAGGCTCCCTTCAACGATTGGTACGTTTTCGAGAAGGTAGTTCTCCCCTTTGGTTTCGTCATTCCGCAATTTGGCGTCCTCCAGAAGCCCTCGGTGGCTGTAGCTACTCACGGGGTAGGGGTGATGGGGCAGTTGCGTAGTAGGCCCTTCTCCACAGATATAGAGAAATACCTTGCGGGGCTCTTATTGGCTGAGGGCTTCGTGGTACCCCCCAAGCAATTGGAGTTCCTGGGCCGCCGGATTGCAGATGCGGTTTCTCCTGATATGTTCTCCCGGGTTAAGAACATCCTCTCCGGAGCGGATAGGTCGTTACCCAAGGACGCGATCCTGGCTGCGCAGGTTTTGAAGCACCGTGACCTCCAAAACTACTTACTGGCGTATAAGAGGCTCCAAGATGAACATCTCGTTCTCGCGCACAAGCTCGCTGCTAACTAAGTACGCCGCGGGTAATAGGTCGCCGTGGTACCGCGGTCAGTTGGAGGGGCTATATTCGACGAAGCCTAAGTTCCATGGCGGGGAATTACCTGGTGGACATAAGTACCAAACGCTACCCCAGGCCGCCGTAGGATACGCCAAGCGTCCCTTGCAGTCCCTACGTAAGAGTTGGGCAGCAATAGGCCCTAAGCGAGAGCTGGTAGGGGTGAAACCCCGTAAAGGGAAGCTGCCCAAATTAGTGTTCTCGCGCTCCGGGGAAGTATCCCGTAGGAAGCTAAAGAGTTCCCCGAAGATACTTAAGTCGGTCGCAGGCAAGCTTCCTGCTCGGGTGTCGAAGACAGGGAAGAGGATTCTCCGTTCCCCCAAAGGGAAGATCCCTTCCCGGCTAGCACCCAGCCTCCAGCGTGCAATGTTAGTTGGCTCGGCGCTAGAGGCAGGTAGAGCCGCTATCAAAGGTAAGAAGGAGAACCGGGGGATGCACATAGGTCGTGGAGTCGGTGGAACACTGGGGTGGTTAGCAAGTGCCCGTATGAAGATGCTCCCTTCAATGGTAACATGGGGTGCCGGGGAAGCCATTGGTGGTGCTCTCGGTAAAGCATTAACTCGTAAGAAAGCACCCAAGTAGGAGAGCCGATGTTTGGTAGCAACCCATATGATATAGCGCCAGGGTCGGGGAATCGCTTCGGTGGATACGCTTCACGCGCAGGGAGCACAGACTACGCTCCGTACGCCAATGTGTTCGCGGATGTGTCAAACCTGTACTTGCCGAAGTCGGTTAAGTCACAGTTCAATTGGTGTGAGTACTTTTCCGTGATGGACCCGTTGATCCACGCGGCCATCTCGAAGATCTCGGCTTACCCAATTACTGACCTATCTTTCCTAGATAAAAACGAGTGGTTAAACAAAACGTACAAGTACATCTTCGAGGATGTATTCCAGATCCGAGCCGCTCTGGTCGAGGTACTTCTTGACTACCACACATACGGGAATGCTTTCGTCTACGTCCACCATCCCTTGCGAAAGATGCTCGAATGTGGTGACTGCAAAGCGTTGTCCCCAGTCGAGTCTACAGACTACACCTGGACGGCGTACCAATTTATGTTCACATGCCCGAAGTGCGGGCACATGGGTTACGCCAAAGTAAAGGACCAGTACATTAAGTCGATCAAGGATCTGCGGTTGATCCGGGTCAATCCAAATTACATGGACATTGAGCATAACCCGGCTACCGGGCGAACGATCTACTCGTACACCATTCCCCCGAGTATCGCGAACGCCATTACTACTGGGCGGAAAGATACGCTCCGCACGATTCCGCAGGCTTACATCAATGCGGTCTCCCGCGGCAAACGGCTGGTCTTCAAGACGGGCACCATCTTCCACTTGAAGCGTACTTCCATCTCGCGGCACGATGCTGGTTGGGGCCTTCCTCTGATCACCCCGGTGATGAAGACAGCGTTCTTCTACCGGATCTTATTGAAGGCGCAGGAAGCGATAGCCCTAGAACATATCGTCCCCATGCGTATCTTCTTCCCGCAGGCAGCTGACCCAAAGGCCGACCCTTACACTACGTATAATCTCCTGGACTGGCAGGACCATGTAAAGTCCGAGATTACCATGTGGCGCAAGGACTCCAATTACATGCCTGTGATGCCGTATCCCGTGGGCCACCAGGTAGTCGGTGGTCAGGGCAAGATGTTGCTGCTCCACAACGAAATCAAAGTTCTGCAGGAGCAGATCCTGGCGGGCCTGGGCGTCCCCTCCGAATTCGTATTTGGTGGTCTGAAGTGGTCGGGATCTAGCGTATCCATGCGTACCTTAGAGAATACCTTCCTGCGTATGCGGGAGGATATTCAGCACCTCGTCAAGTTCATCGTTCGGGATATCTCAAATGCTTTCGGGCTCCCTATCTGCGAAATTAAGCAGAAGCCCTTCCGTATGGCGGATGATCTGCAGAAGGCAGCTTACGACCTACAGTTGGTGGACCGTAAGTTCCTTAGCCCCGAGACTTTGATGAAGAGCCGGGACTTTAATTGGGACGATGAACAAGAGAAGATCTTCGATGGGCTTGAGCAGCAACGTAAGGTGCAGGAGAAGCTCGCTGAGGATGGGGCTGAGATCAACGGCGAGGCCGGCGTGATTTCCGCGAAGTACCAGGCTGAGCAGCAAAAGGTGATGCAAGAGAATGCGCCTCAACCACCGCCGCAACCTGGCCAACCTGGTCAACCCGGGCAACCGGGCCAGCCACCTCCTGAGCAAGGGGGCCAACCCCCTGGACCTGAGGGGATGACTCCGCAGGAGATGCAAGCTTCAGGGGTAGGCGCTCCAGAAGAGATGGCTATGCCGCCTCGTCTACAGACGCAGCAACCGCCCGCACCTCCTTCCGGTCCCGAGCAACAGTTGCTTGCGACTCAAGCGGCGCGGAGCTTATTTGGTCTCTCCGCCTTCGAGCGTCCAAAAGCGTTAATACGTCTGCGAGATAAGATGCCCGGGCTCTATCCCATGATCCTGGATGAGCTTGATCGGTTGCAGGTAAATAAATTCGCCCCAGGTAAGTAGCAAGATAGGCCGGATTGGCCTGGACCCGAAGGCCCAGGCTACCGGACAATTTCTAGCAAGAAGTCTTTCTTGAAAGCTTTTTCTTTCGTCTCCACTTCAAAGGGCTGATCTCAAAGGCCAGAACCAGTGACTCTCTGAGGATTTCTGCGCCAGCCGCTAACACTACATGGCTGACCACGAGCAGCCCAAACAATGCTAGTCGTCTTCCTGGTCGAAGCCGTCATCGTCATCATCTAGGTCTTCAGCGAGACCATCCGAGAATTGGTCGAGGGATGTGTCATCGTCATCATCCCACGGGTCGTAGTCACAGGTCATCTGTTCATTTCTCCCCTCCTTGGGTTCGATCTGGTAGAAAGTAGCTAGTGCTCTGTGTACTTCCCTTATACCCGTTATGGTAAATAGGTTGACGCCATTGAACCCAATCCAATATCATGGACCCGAAAGTGCCACCCCAAGGAGTGAGCGCCCATGCTAATCCTCAATCCGCAGACTCTTACTGAAGACATCCAGAAAAGCGTAATCGACAAGGTAGAAAGTTTCTTTCCGGTAGTGGGCTCCAAGCATACCCTAAAGCTCAACAGTGTTGTCCTAGCGGATCCCAAGTCCGTCGATGATATCAAGAGCCAGGATACTGCTAAGCGGAACGGGAGAACCTGGTCTGTTGGTATCTTTGGTGATTTCTCTCTGGTAGACAACAAGACCGGGAAGACTCTTAGCCGCTCGCAGAAGACCAAGATCGTAGGCTTGCCCAATTTAACCCGGCGGTATAGCTTTATCCTCGACGGGAAGGAATACCAGACGGACCACGTGTGGCGTTTGAAATCTGGGGTCTACTCGCGTATCGCGGCCACTGGAGAACCCGAGGTTATGTTCAACCTCAAAAGTGGGTTCAACCGTCGTGGCTTCCGCCTCTCGCTAGATACGAAGAAAAAGAACTTCCACTTCAAGTATGGTTCTGCCCGGGTCCCGCTGTATCCGGTGCTTAACGCGTTGGGTGTATCGGACGGCGCCATGGAGAAAGCATGGGGTAAGGATATCCTCAATGCGGTGAAGACCACACCCAAAGAGAAAACTTCGGCACTCAAAAAGTTACTCACCTCGCTTAAGGACCCCATACCTGAGACTCCTGAGCAAATGGATTCCGCTATACGGGAGCGCTTTGCGGGCACAGAGCTCCGACCAGACTCCACTATCCTCACCCTCGGCAAGCCGCACGACACAGTGAACTCCGAAGCGCTGCTTACAGCGTCAACAAACCTATTGCAGATACACCGCGGGGAGCGCGATACAGACAACCGAGATGCCCTGCCCTTCAAAGATTTGCTCGGCGTAGAAGATCTACTCCCTGACCGGTTGGACCGTTCCCGAACCCGGATAATGCGGAAGATACGTAACAACCTGGATCGGCGGGATACTGTCCGCGAAATATTCTCTTCTGATATTTTCGCTGCTCCATTGCTGTCCTTCTTCCGGGAGTCGGCTGTAGCCAACCAGACTCCCCAGACTAACCCGGTATCAATGGTCTCTAAGTATTTGGGGACAACATTGCTGGGGGGCGACGTTGGGGCCATCGGTTCTTCCTTTGGTGTGACGGACTCGGCGAAAGCGGCTGACCCCACACAGCTCGGCGTCCTGGACCCGGTACATACTCCAGAAGGAGACCGAGCAGGAATCTCCTTGAAGCTCACAACGGATGCTCGCCGGAAAGATGGGGCGGTGTACATCCCAGCGTATAACATGAAGAAGGGGAAGATGGAGTTGGTGACACCGCTCCAGCTCTCACAGGCTACTGTATCCTTCCCGGATCAATTCATCCAGAAGAAGGGCAAGTGGTCTCCAGTAACGAAGCACGTTACCGCGCAGACAGCGACTGACTTGAAGGCAGTGGTTACCGCGGATAAGGTTGACTACGTCCTCCCTTCGTCTACAGCCATGTTCTCCCCTATGACTAACCTCGTCCCCTTCCTGCAGAATGACGACGGTACTCGTGTAGAGATGGCGGTTCGGCACATGGAGCAGGCGCTTCCGTTGAAAGGCCGGGAAGCTCCGCTTGTACAAACACATAGCCGGTCCATGGACGATCCCTCTATGACGCACGAAAGGGTTTGGGCCTCCTTTGCTGCACACGCGAGCCCTGTGAATGGTAAGGTTACCCGAGTAACTAAAGACGGCATCACCGTAGACACCGGGAAAGAGAAGAAGACGATCCAGCTCTACGACAACTTCCCGCTTAACGAGCTGCAGGCGTACGTGACCTCTACCCCCTCTGTAGCGGTGGGGGATACAGTCAAGAAGGGGCAGATAATCGCCGATACCAATTATACCAAAGACGGAGTACTGGCGATCGGCACTAACCTACGTGTCGCGTATGTCCCCTATAAAGGGTTGGTGTTCGAGGATGGCTTACTGATATCGGAGACGGCCTCTAAGAAGTTGACCTCCCAGCACATGCTCAAGCCTTCGTTGTACATGGATCGCGATTACGTCCTGAATAAGAAGAAGTACAGCACCCTCTTCCCCGAAGGTCTTACCAAGGAGAATACAGCTAAGCTGGACGACGACGGTGTCATTAAGATCGGCCAAACTGTGGAACCCGGCGACTCGCTCATCGCCGCAGCTAAGAAGGGGACCATGTCCCCCGAGAAAGCAATGCTTCGTGGTATTCACCGCAGCCTGGTTAGGGAGTACTCAGATCGCTCTGTGGTCTGGGACAAGTCCGTACGCGGTGAGGTGGTAGACGTCGTGCGCCGCGGTAAGACTATTGAAGTCCATGTGCGGGCCGACTTTGCTGCCCAGCCTGGGGACAAGTTATCGGGCCGGCATGGGAATAAAGGCGTCATCACTATGGTGCTGCCGGATGATGAGATGCCTCGCGATGGGGAAGGAAACTCTGTAGACCTGGTTATGAATCCCCTGGGCGTTGGCGGCCGTATGAACGCTGGTCAGGTGCTGGAGACTTCGTTGTCTTTGGTTGCTGACTACGAGAAGTCACCTATCGCCGTCCGAAACTTCCAGGCCGATCCTGATGTGCGCATCATTAAAGTCAAGGGCCATTGGCGTACCCTGAAGACAGGCCCAAAAGGTGAAAGTAAGAAGAAGGTCTGGATTGAACCTTACGAGTATAAGCGAGACTACCGCGAGATAGTCGCCCGGATGCTTAAGGAGCGTGGGCTTTCCGAGGAAGAGGAGGTCTTTGACGAGAACGGCAAGTCTCTCGGGAAGGTGTTGGTAGGTAAGCAATACATCCTTAAGTTGAACCACCAAGCGGAAAAGAAAGCAGCCGCGAGATCCTGGGGGCCGGGGTACGAGTACACGGTAAACATGGAGCCTCGTGGTGGCGGGAAGCACGGAGCACAACGTATCGGGGAGCTCGGCCTCTTTGCTATGTTGGCCCACGGAGCTAAGCATAACATACAGGAATTACAGACCTTTAAGTCAGATGCGTCCCAGGACGACATATGGACTGCTGTGCAACTCAACCATCCTCTGCCGCGCCCTAAGGTTCCTTTTACCTTCAGTAAGTTCCTGGCGTACCTTAATGTGCTTGGGTTGGACGTGGAGCGCGAAGGTGATGTCCTAACCGTGTTACCCTTCACGGAGAAGCAGGTCAAAGGCACCTCAAATGGCGAACTCAAGGATCCCGGTAAGATTCTACGGGCTAAGGATTTACGCCCAGAACCCGGTGGCCTATTCGATGAGAAGATTACAGGTGGCGTTGGTGGCCGGCACTTCTCCCACTTCTCTCTTTCCGAGTCGTTCCCGAATCCCATGTTCGAGAGGCCTATTGCTGCGCTACTCGGGATGAAGCACGATACGCTTATGGCGCTCATCTCGGGGGAGCAGGGCATGAACTCGAAAGGCGAGATCGTTCCCGCCGACGAGGCCACGCGGACTGGACCAGCGGCAACAGTGGGAAGGGCGCTTCGGGAGCTCGACATCGACAAGGAGTTGGCCGCAGCAGAAAAAGCATTGTCTTCGGCCAAAGAGTCGACACGCAACAGCCTCAACAAGAAAGTCCGTTACCTCCGGGCTTTGAAGAGATCAGGTAACAAAGCGGACGTCTACATGCAAAAGTCCGTGTTGGTACTCCCACCCCAGTTCCGGCCCATCACTGTGCTGGACGACGGTAACCTGAATCGGGGTGACTTGAACCAGCTATACAAAGAGTTGAGTCTTAGCAACTCGCGGTTAAAGGAAATGCCTCCGGAGACACCGGAGGAGGAGTTGGTCAAGCTACGCGCCGAGGTCTATAACGGCATTACAGCTCTAGCTGGGCTCATCGGTCCTGACCGTGAGCGGCTGGATCTGCCCAAGGGTATCCTCGACATCATCGCCGGGAAGTCACCGAAGACCGGTTACTTCATGGAGCAGTTGGTTAAGCGGAAGCAAGACATGTCAGCCCGCGGTGTTATCGTTCCCGATCAGAGCCTCCAGCTAGATGAGATAGGTATCCCTGCCGGTACCGCTATGGAATTGTTCCGGCCGTTTGTTGTGCAGAACCTGGTGCGTGGTGGGTTGAAGCCCCTGCAGGCCAGAGATGCTATTCGGGATGGGAAGCCGGAGGCCCGCATTGCCCTCGGGCAGGTTCTAAAAGAAAGACCAGTACTGATGAAGCGTGACCCGGTTCTCCATAAGTACGGCATTATGGCCTTTAACGCTCGGATCCTCGGAGACAAGGAAATCCATATACATCCCCTGGTGTGTAGCGGGTACAACGCGGACTTCGATGGGGACCAGGTCTCCTTGTTTGTCCCGGTGTCGCAAGCTTCTGTTAAAGAAGCTTACGATATGCTCCCCAGCCGGCACTTGATTAGCCCAGCTTCGGGTCGCCCTATGTTCTTACCTGTGAAGGAAAGTCTGGTTGGTCTGTACTTACTGAGTCGAGTGCGTGGGAAGTCGTCCAAGAAGTTCGCTACGCCCGAGGAATTGATAGCGGCTGCCGAGAAGAAGACCATCCCCTGGGACATGTCAACGCAAGTAGCCGGAAAGAAAACGACTGCTGGTAGAGAGTTCCTACGCAAGGCGCTACCGAAGAACATGCGTAGCAGGGTTGGCAGTGGGGACGACTGGGTTCTGAATAAGAAGTCCCTGAAGGAGATGTTCCTTGACGTTGGGAAGAACAGCCCGAAGGAGTACCCCCTCCTCGCGCAAGTCCTGAAGGACGTGGGGTTCAACCACGCGCACAAGGCTGGTTTCTCTTTCAGCCTCAAGGCGTTTAAGACCCTTGATGGCATTCGGGATAAGGTGCTCAAGCAGGTGGAGCCTAAGGTTGCGGCGATCAAGCTACAGCGGGGTCTTACAAAGGCCGCTCGGGACGCAAAGATTGTAGACCTGTACCACAAGGCATCGACGGCCATGCAGAAGGACGCTTTGGCCCAACTCCGTAAAGACGACAATCCCCTGTGGATCATGTCCGAGGCGGGTGTTAAACCTAATTGGGAGCAGATTAAGCAGATAGTGCTGGCCCGCATGATGGTTAGCGACGCAAAGGGGAACCCCATCCCCGCGGCGATCTCGGGGGCGTATGGGTCAGGTCTTTCCCTGCATGACTTCTGGGTCTCTTCCGGTGGTATCCGGCGGGGTATCATCTCCAAGACACAAGAGGTGCAGGACCCGGGGGCGATCACTAAGCAGGTGGTTAAGACTACCATGGGCTTCGTGATCGGCGGCAACGACTGTAAGACCTCTAAGGGTGTGCTCACACCGACAAGCGATTTGGGGGCGCTGGATAGAACTCTTGCGCAAGCTATTAAGGTGAAGGGTGAGGTTCTTTCCGCGGGAAGTACCATCACTCCCGATGTCGTAGCTAAGATTCGGCAGGCTAAGATCTCCAAAATCCTGGTCCGCAGCCCTTTGAAGTGCCAGTTAAAGAAAGGCATCTGCCAGAAATGTTACGGTACCGCCCCAGCCGGTGGCCAGGTTGCCATGGGCACCAACATCGGAGTGCTGGCTTCGCAGTCCATTGGGGAGCCGGCTACTCAGCTCGCGATGCGAGTCTTCCATATGGGCGGTGCTGCTTCCGCGGGTGGTGCAGGCCTGGTGGACGGTATCGAGCGTTTGCGGCAGGTACTCCAAATGCCCCAGAAGTTGAAGGGTTCGGCAATTTTGGCTACTGCCTCAGGACCGGTATCTTCCGTAAACAAGAGTCAGGTCGGCGGGTGGGATGTCAGTATCAACCATAAGGTGCACCACGTCCCGGCCAGTAGGAGGCTAACAGTTGTCCGGGGATCGAAGGTCTCTAAGGGAGACACCCTGAGTAGTGGGCCGGTTAACCCCCGTGAGCTGTTAGAGCAGACCAACATTTCCACAGTCCAGAATTACCTGGTAGGGGAGTTGGCGAAGCTATACGACCCAGAAGGCACCAAGCGGCGGCACCTGGAGGTTATTGTCCGAGCGTTGACGGATGTCGCTGAGGTAGGGGACGCGGGTAAGCACCCGACGTACCTACCGGGGGATATTGTACCCACCCGAGCTATTCAAGCCTGGAACTCAGAGAATAAGAAAGAGAGTCAGGTGCAATTCAAGCCGGTGCTTCGTGGCACGAATGTGCTACCCTTCCACCTGTACGATGATTGGGTCACCAAGCTGAACTACAAGCATCTACGTGACGTGCTAAAGCAGGCGGGGGCGGAGCAGGCCATCTCCCATATACACGGGGACCACCCTATTCCTGGGATTGTGTACGGCTCGGAGTTTGGGGCGAAGGAAGGAACTACTTACTAATTATCACAACAGGATACTTACATGGTTAGTGGGCCTCAAGGAAGTGGTACTTCATCAGCAGCCGCGGTCGCGACTGGTACTGTTGTCGCAGTCTACCCGGAGACTCGAACAATAGATGTCGAAGTGGACCTCTCTGGGGAGTCTGACATCCACAGCAGTATCGCCTACGGAACGATGTACTCCAACGTGTCAACTGGTACCCATATCGATTTCGTCCCCGAAGTAGGTGCTAAGTGCTTAATCCTATCTCTCTCCGACGGGTCTGATCCGGTGGTTGTGGGGTGGGTTAGTGCTCCACGGCATGGCGCCTTTGCCGCTGATGACGCCGAGGAACCTGAGGATGACTTCATGGGTGGCCGGCTCGGCCTAGCTCCTGGGGACATCGCACTCTACAATTCCCGGGGTGCGACGGTGCTCCTCCGTAAGGGCGGGACCCTACAGATCGGGAGCTCTCCTTTGGCGCAAACCGTCTATATCCCAATAGATAACTTCATCCGTCACTTCTTCCAGAATTACGAAGCCAAGTCTTTGTTGGGCAATCTCTACTGGAAGCACGGCGCGATTAAGACCGGGGAAGAGATGACTTCCGCCCAGATGTATTGGGGGATGAAGAAGGATGTAGAAGATAGTTTCGTGACGATCAATGTTAGGGCGGGCAGAGCTGGTGATGAACAGTTCTCCCCCAAGCAGGATGAGCTCTTTGGAGCCACTCGCACGCAGTCACATCTCTTCAGCGGAGCTTACCCGCATGACCCGCAAGAGACTACTTTGGTATCCATTTGCGTGGATCCCGAGAATACAGGGTGTACGTACGTGTTCCAGATCGACACTGAGGGTAACGTCTTTTCGAAGATTACGGGGGACGTGCATTGGGAGGTGGGGTCCGCGCACATCTACGCTGCAGGCGGTTTCGACCTCAAATTCGGTGGTACTGGTCGGATCACGGGAGCGGCGGATAACGGGCTCGATATTGTAGTGCAGGAGTTGGTGGTGAAGGCACTCGCGGGTATCGTTATGTCGTCTAACTCCCAAACGGCGAGTTGCACCATAGACTACCAGACTATAAACTTGGGCAGAGGGCCCGTGCAGCCCGCTGTGTTGGGTTTTGAGTTGATTAAGCTTTTGGCGGCACATGAACACGTAGTTGGGGTTAAGAACTTTACTGGAGTCCCAACACCGGAATGGATAACGAACTTGAATAACATGCTCGCTGGGAGCACCAAAATTTCATAGGAGGCAACACAATGGAGTCTTTGTTTACTGCGACCCCGCCTGCCAAGGAAAAGACAGCCGCACCGAAGAAGACTCTTAGCGACGATGTCTCCCTTTGGCCGAAGGAGTTGATTAGCGCGCTACTGGAACAGGCTGGATATCTTGGCCAATACAGAATAGACCAAACCACTCTGGACCAGGACGAAAAGCGTGGGTACGCCTACGGGTACTACCTCGTATCCCAGCAAGGAGCTCCGGACATGCGCCCCTCCGACATGGGACCCAATGTCCCGGAGACGCCCCAGACCGGGTTACGCATTCCATTCATTGTTGAGAAGAAGAAGCTGAAGGCCTTGAGCACCTTCATCAACCTGGCAGACGGGAAGTTTTACCCGTTGTCGCAGCGACGCGTGGATGGGATTCTCTATACCCCCGACACCTTCTCTGTGGCAGGGAGCACTGCTGTTGGGTCGCCCACGCTGTCGGGCTCGGGTATGTATCCCGAAACTCCGGGTGAGGGAATACAAAAGGCAGCCTCCTTGTGTTCTGTAGTAGGGCGCACTATCTCCCCTGCGCGTAAGGAAAAGATTGCAGCGGTAGTCTCCGCGGATCCCACATTGCTTCACGGCATCGAGCACAACGATGCGTTCCGGACGCACCTTGTTGGGTTTATGAAGGCTAAGTCTGCTAGCGCAAGTTCCATCGCCGCTTCAGTGAAGGCCAACCTGCCCACGGACGCTATCCTCCTCGAGAAGACTGCAGACGGTTACATGTTTACGTCTGCTTGTACCCGCGCGTACTTCCCGGATTCGAAGGAACTCACAGGCAAAGCCCAAACAGCACTTCCACCGGAGTTGCGCAAAGAGGCCGATGCTAAGGGGTACAGCATACGTATCCGCAACCTGGCTATGCCTCCCGAGGAAAGTAACCCTCCCCAGAAGGTGAAGACATCCGGTGCGTACAACATCCAAACTTCCTCAGCTCAAGTGGAGCCCGCGTTGGTGTTCACGCATGTGCGGGACCTGGACGGGAACGCTGTGGATGGTGTGTTGGTCAAAACTGCTTCGGGTTACGCGTACGCAGAGGAAGTATTCGGGACACCCACCGATAATGTGCCACCCACGCTTACTGATCTTACCTGGCAAGAGATGCCTCGAGGGGCAGGATTTTTCGTGAAGGAAGGTTCTGCTGGTGCAGTGGCTTCCGTTCCCGTCGATATCAAGTTCTACGAAGAATCGGACGGAACATATGCCCACTACGAGTCGGGAATGTCTTCCGGGAAAATTCATGTAACCGAGGGAGTCCCCCATGACGCAGGTGTGGTTAAGCTCGCCTCCGGTCTCTACGCAGCTAACCCGCGTACCCTGGTTAGCTTTATGCCCCTCGGCAAGAAAGCTTCATTGGCGGGTACCGAGGATCTCGCTGTTAAACTCGCAAGTGCAAATCTGCGTGGAAGTGAGCTTAACATTACCCATTCCGGCGGTGAGTACACTCTGGATGGGCCTGCGGTACAGTCATTGGGCGGCGCGGCTTCCTTCATCGGTGAGCCGAAAGCTACTTTCTTCCTGGGCCTCGCAGGTGTTCCACCAGTTCTTGGTAAAGCCAAGCTAGCCGAAGCGCAGGTGTTTGGCCGCACCCAGGTACGCACCCACCGAACCATCGCAACGTACGAGAAGCAGCAAGAGATGGCTAAAGTAGCCGCGGCGCAGTCCATGCCGTACTTCCCGGAAGAAGACTACTCCCTATTGAAGATCGCTGCAGCCCTTCAGGAAGAGAGTACCGTGGATGCCGTCCTCGGTTTGAACTTCATTACCCCGGAGAATCTCGCTATCTTCGCTGACTACTTACCAGTCCTGGAAGAGGCTACGGCAAAGATTTGTGAGTTGCTCGTAGCGGCCCAGTTGGGTGTTTCTGACATACCGGAAGATGCTGCTGTCCGCGCACTGGCTTCAATGGAAGCTATTACCGCTGGCCTGGAGTTGTTGCAGTTGAAGAGTAGAGAGGAGGTAGCGTAGGGCATGCGCCAACCGTGCGAATACTGGTTACGTGCCTTACTGGCGATGGAACCGCCGTTCTCTACGCAGGACATCCAGAATGCGGTTATGTTGCGCAAGTACCCGAAGCCGGATCCGGTGTATGTTGAGGTACTACGCGCAGAGATGGCTAAGACTAAGCCACGTCCCTTCGACCCAAACGCACTGCACTGTATTCGCTGGCTGCGGGACCAAAAGGTGTATGACCTCGTGGTTCGCCGGCCTAAAGTAATCGCGGCCTCAGCCCTCCTGGGAACTGGTAACCTGCGCCAGAAGCTTGAAGCGATGCTTATCGGCGAAGTGCCCAACGAGACCATCACTCAGGTACTCTTGAAGTACTTTGGTAAGGAAGTGGACTCCGAGGTTGTTGACTACTACCGCCACTACTTCTGGAACACTGGTCTACTGGGACTTGATGACTGTAAAGAGTTCCTGGACGGGTACCCGCATGGCGGGGGGCTGTGGTCCATATACGTAGCCTCGGACCCTAACTCCGCGTTACTCGCTATCGGGGAACCTTTGGAGTTGAAGTCTGAGGACATGCTGAAGTACATGACGGACCAGGCCTACACGAACTTCCGTACTATCGCCGCGACAGACCCGACGGACCAGCGAGTATCCGCCTCCGCTAAGATTTGGGCCGACATAGCCCTGCGTGGTGTCGACCTCCAGGATAAGCAGCGTTCCTCTACAGATACCGCTTTGAAGATGCTGGAGATGATAATGCTCAAGTTCTCCGGTGATGCTCCCATGACCATCAACGAGTTGGAAGCCAGCGGCGGGAAGGTGATTCGCATGGCGGAGCAGACAAAGGAGTTGCCTGATGGCAAATAAGCAAAAGAACACAAAGCGGAATGCTTTGCTCACTACTTTAGGCGCGGGGGCTGCTAAGTCCCTAATTGGTGATCTCCCAAAAGGGGCCGTCGACTCTGTTGCCGAGGACGCCACTACCCGTGCCTTAGCTAAGAAGTCGATTCGCCCCGCATTTGCCTGGAAGAATGTGAAGGGCGCTCTTAAGGCTCGGGCCTCCGGGAGGGCACTTGGCGGGATCACCGCGGGAACAGCTACCTTCCCTGTGTTTGCCAGTGGCATCAAAGACTTAAAGTCCGGTGAGAAGGATAAGCGCAACAAAGGGATCGCCAAGGTCGTAGGTTCCGGAGCAGCGTATGGATACGGGAAGGGCGGAATTGAAGGCGCTTGGGAAGCCTACGTTAAGAAGAAGCCCAAGTGGAAGAAGCACTTCGGCACCAGGGGCCTCGCTCGAGGGGTAACTTCCACAGCTATGGCCTCAGCTCTAGCCCTTGGTTTGGCGCACAAAATGAAGAAGAATCAGCAGGCGACGCAGCAGGGTAAGAAGTCGAAGAGCATATTGCCCGTGGCTGCTGCGTTTGGTGGTGTGGCTGGTGGACTAAAGGGGTTGTCCGAGACGATGCTCTCCGATGCTCGGCGAAGTAAGCAGACCTTTGACCCCAAGTTTTATCGTAGTATGATAAAACAGCCGAAGAAGTGGTTGCCGAAGACTGTGGGCCGCGGAGTGGCTGGAGCTTTCGGAACAGCTGTGCTTGGTGGAGTGCTCGCTAAGTTACTGAAGAAGCCAAAGGGGAAGAAGAAGGTAGCTTTCCCGCGGACGATAACCTTGCTGCAGGGGTACGATGAGTAGCTTCACACAATACCTGGGTCTCGAGAAGACTGGTGGAGTGAAGGAGGGGTTTAGCCCCTACCCCCATCAGGAGGCTGCCGTAGATAAGTTTTTCGAGCGGGGCCAGGTAATTCTTGCGCATTCAACTGGGACGGGGAAGACCGCCACTGCTATTTTCGCCTTCGAGAAAGCCAAAGCTGCGGGGAAAGCTAACCGTGCCCTCGTTGTTGTACCTGCAGGGTTGAAGACTAACTTCCTCGAAGAGGGAATCAAGAAGTTTACGAACTCCACCTACCAGCTAGTAGGCTCTAAGAGTAGCGCGCAAAAGGACCCCAACGATCACATCCGGTACATATCCGACGCCACGCCAACTTCGGACTACACCGTGGTGTCCTATGAGATGTTCCGTAAGGATCCGGTAGGGCTGTTACAACGCAGCGGCTCGGATACTTTGATTTTCGATGAGTTCCATAAGATCCGCAACGAGCGGTCAACTACCCACAAAGCTGCCTTGCAAGCTCGGGAGTACGCTAAGAACTTCATTGGCCTTACAGCAAGCCCGGTAAACAACAACCCCGCGGAGATCGCGACCCTCGTGAACATCGCCACTGGCGGCCAGTTCATGAATAAGTCCCTGTTCAAGCAGCGCTACCTGAAAACAGTTGGTAAGCAGAAGGGGTTCTGGGGCGGAGCTAAGAAGATCAAAGCAATCGTCAATCCGGGAGAGGTAGCCCATTACGTAAAGCCCGTGGTGGACGTCCAGACCAGCGACTCTCTTGGAAAGAGTATGCCGCGGAAGGAAGTGGAGAACGTAAAGGTTCCGATGTCCGCCGAGCAGAAGCTCCAGTACGACTACATCATGGATAAGTTGGGGCCCATCAAGAAGATGATTGCTACAGGTGAGACCAACCTTTCTCCCCAGCAGCTGCAGCACGTATTCGGTAAGATCATCCACGCGCGTCGCGCGCTTAACGATATCTCTTCTGCATCCTCGTCTAAGGTGCCCAAAGCAGAGGCCGCCGCGCGCACCCCGAAGGTCCAACGACTCCTGGGTGACGTGCAAAAGCATCTAGCTACAACTTCAGACGGCAAAGCAGTAGTCTACAGTAATCTAATCCAGGGTGGCCTCGACGTAGCAGCTGCGGGCTTGAAGGCAAGAGGTGTTCCCTTCGGCATCTTTGCCGGTACTGGTAGGACCATAGCCGGAAAGAAGATTACGCACGCCAGCCGAGACCAGGATATTGCAGACTTCAAGGCTGGTAAGAAGAAAGTAGTGCTTATCTCGGGGGCCGGGGCCGAAGGTCTGGATTTGAAGAATGCTACCGGCTTCTTCTCTATGGACGGCCATTGGAACCCTGAGCGGGTACACCAGGCAGAGGCCCGGGTTCGCAGGTTGGGTGGTCAGAAGCATCGTGCCCCCGAAAACCGCAAGGTGGTGGTTAAGCGGTACGAGAGTGTGTACCCCAAGGGCCGGTTCTTCAATCGTAAGCCGGGTGCCACAGTCGATGAGTGGGTGTACAATGTAGCTCGCCGGAAGCACCGGTTGAACGAGAGCATGCGTACTGTGCTGAAGCAGAAGACCCCGAAAGGGATACGCACGCACAAGTATTTACGTAAGTGGCGAAACCCCAGGAATGGTGAGTGGGTTTATGAGTACCCTAAACACTAGGAGTTACGATGCAAGACATACTGTGGGCAGCATTCGAGGACGAGCTGCAGAAGTTAAGCTTTGACACTGGGTCGCGCGCAGCAGCCAGAATACGCGCAAAGGGCTGGTTAGCCGATAGTAACCCATACTCCCCAAAGGGACGGAAGGCCCCGCGCCCTGCGGCGCAGACGCCCGTGCAGACGCTAAAGACAACACCTCCCTCGCCGACGCCCCGAAGTTGGGGAGGTAAAGACCCCTGGATTAAGAAGTCCGGGAAAACGCCGCGGTTTGGCTTTAACCCAAGCAAGCCCGTGACTCCACTAAGTACTTCAGGGGGCGTAGCAAACCCCAGAGCCGGAAAGATGGACCAATACCAGTAGGGAGAAGACAATGACTGACATGAACGAAGTTCTTTGGGCAGCGTTTGAAGATGAGATCCAGAAATTGGCAGCGGACCCAGCAAGTCAGGGGTACTACGGAGGGGCACCAAAGCATAAGGCTATGGGCGGAAAACTAGATAAGGCTACGTCCGGCATGTCGTACGGAAGCAAGGACGCCGCTCAGCAGTACGCCGCAAAGGCGAGGGTAGCTCCTGCATTTAAGGCGAGGGCGGGGAAAACGCTCAAACCAGCTAAATTGCCGGCACCCCGCTACGCACCAGCTAAGCCTGCCGACGTAAAACGCTTCGAGAGTAAGGGTAAGGCACCCGGGTTCGGTGGCTTTGCAGGAACCAAGCGCCAATTCCGGGCGCACGATAACTTCTTTGGGAAATAGGCAATGGCAAATCCTTTTGACCCGAAGAACCAGATAACAAAGAACCCGCAGCAAACTCGGGCTAACAACCCGCATACCATTCTGGGTCACTTGAAAAAACCGAAAGGGCTGAAACCCCTACCGACTAAACTCAAGTCCCCACCGAAGGTGCCCCCTCCCCCGAAGATGAATACCCTGCAGAAAATTGGCGCTAGCCTGGTACCTGAACCGCGACCCCCAAAGATCCCCTGGTTCATGAGGTACCCCTACCGCCCGGTACTCTCTGCTCTCAGCCTAAGTAAGAAAAGTCTGGAAGCCGGGGTAGTAGGTAGTGTAAAAGCTAAGAGGAGGGCCCAGGAACTTGCCTGGAAGATCCGCAATGCTAGGGGGTAAGTATGCAGCCGGTCGCAGGACCCGGGACGCAATCTAAAGCTAGCCTAACTTTATCCAACTTCGTAGAGTCAGTTTTCCGGTTACCCATTCGGGGTGAGCTGCAGCCATTCTCCTTCGAGGGCCGAAGGTACCTTCGTCGGGTGTACGACACCCCAGCGCAAAAGACCGTCCTTATGTGCGGCAGACAAGTTGAAAAATCAACTTCACAGGGCAATAAGATGCTCTCGGCGGCCTCCTTGCATCGCTTCGTCAAGATCCTCTATGTTGCTCCGCGGCAAGGCCAAGCCCAGACGTTTAGCCGAGATAGGCTCAAGCAACCCCTCCTTTGGTCGGAGGTTCTTGGTAACTTGCAATTGAACAAAGGTGCCAAGGATAACGCTATGTACAAGGAGTTCGTCTCGGGTTCCGAGATACGCCTCGGGTATGCCTATCTGACGGCCGATGCTATCCGCGGGATTATGGCTGACCTCCTCTTTGTGGACGAACTGCAGAATGTGCTCGCCACCCTACTGCCGGTCATCGAGGAGTGCACCTTCTCTTCGGAGTACAAACAATTCCATTACGCCGGCACCCCACTAACAGAGTCGAATACCCTCTCCCGCACGTACAATAAGTTCTCAACGCAGAATGAGTGGATGATCCCCTGCGATGGTTGCGGGGGAGGTGACTACCGTTACTGGAATCTACCTGGTGAGGAAAACATTGGGGCCGACTGCCTGGTATGCGCAAGATGCGGGAAAGAAATATTCCCAATGCATAAATCCTCACAGTGGGTCTCTATGAATCCGGACCCAGGGGTAGAGATTCCCTTCGAGGGTTTCCGCATCCCGCAGATCATTTCCCCACGAGTATCGTGGCCCGAGCTGTTAGATAAGCGGAAGCGGTACCCCCGGGCACAATTCCTTAACGAAGTGTTGGGCATTCCGCACGACGTAGGCGCAACCCCCATCACGAAGGAGGAGCTGCGGCAGGCTTGCGACCCACGGGTCTCCATGTACAGCGACCAATATCCCTATGGCCCATCTTTTTGGGCGCAGTCGCGGGAGCCCAAGTGGTTCGGCATCGACTGGGGTTCGGCGGAAAACAGCTACACTGTGCTGTCGACTGGTGCGTACCTCACCGGGAAGTTCACCTTCATCAACTACAAGAAGTTTATGGGCGAGCTCTCAGAGCCGGACCGCCAGATAGCCGAGATTGATTCGATCTACGGAAATACCCGCAATGTAGATGTGGTGGGGACTGACTATGGCGGCGGGTTTGTCCAAAACGCCGCACTGACTACGAGATACGGACCGCGCAAGATAGCGAAGTACCAGTATGTCAATTCCAAGACGGTTGTTAAGTGGGAACCCGCGTTATCCCGTTTCATGGTTAATCGTACAGAAATCATGAGTCGGTTCTTCAATGCCGTAAAGAATGGGCACATCCGCTTCCCTCGATGGGAGGAGTTCGAACCCTTTGCCGAGGACTTCCTGAGCATCTACTCCGAGTACCGCGAGGATAGGCACACAATGGTGTACGACAAATTGGTCGATGGCACCGATGACGCGTTCCACTCCTCCGTTTACTGTCTCCTCGCTAGCATGCTTAGCCACCCGAGGCCGGACCTAATGAGCGCCGGGGCTGCTTTTATGCAACGCGATTGACACTGTAAGTGACCTTGACATATGTCGCGTATTCTCTTTACGATATACACAGTCAAGGGAGGTCTCCGCTTATGGACTCAATTGTTCAGTTCCTAACTTCGTGTGGTCCGTCCCATAAGACCAAAGACTTTCTGGAAGGTTTAGGCAAAACCGCCGCAAGTAGGTTGGTCAGTTCTGACGCGGATATGAACACCAGCATCGCCGGGTTTGTGAAGGAGAACTCTCTAAACCGAGAGCAGACAAAACGCGTAGTTGAAGCAGCAAACAATGCAGCATTCAATCTGCTCATGGAGAAGGAGGCCGGGTACGTTACCTTCGACGTGGCTGACGCAGATAGATGTGGGGGTGCCGAAGTGAAGACGAAGTTAGCTCGCGCAGATTATATTCCTGGGGAAGAGTTCATAACTACCGAGAAGCTTGCTTCAGCTCTGTTCGGAACTCCGGAAGAGAAGGAGAAAACAGCTTCCGTTGAGGTCAACACTGTCGCGCTGCGGCAGGAGGTCTCCCACCTGCTTGACGCTCTGGAAGATGAGAAGACGCAGGCGCTAACTAAGGTAGCTGCTCTTCAAGCGTACATTGCGGAAGCAGTGCAGACGGGTGAGCTCACCATCGGCGAGGTGGAGCGTTCTCTGGGCCTCTCTGGCGCTACTCCTGAGTTTGTGAAGGTTGCTTGCGCCGGTACTGGCGTGTGTCGCGGGGCGGGTGCCCCCGAAGTATCTGCGGTCCCGAACCCGGAGCATCCTCTGCTCCAGAAGGCTGCCGAGTGCGCTACGGCTACCAAGAAGTACATGGAGAAGAAGAAGGAAACCCTCCCCCGAGTAAAGGAGTTACTGCATGCGGCAAGGTAATCCGCTTCGGGTCTCCCGTGGGATCGTTAAGGTAGGTGGTCCTCTCAACCCAATCCATATGCTCGGCAAGTTGCTTACTAAGGGAACTATTCGGCCCGCGGCAAAGGGATTAAAGGATGCCGCCATTGGGGTGAAGAACCTCACGGGTCCGCTGAAGAATACCCGCCTGCGATGGAAAGTCCGGGATGCCTCCTCTCTCAAGGGATACAAGCAAATTTCCAGAGCTGAGCTAGCAGCACTCCCGGAGGCCAAACGAGCCCGGGTATCCTGGCTCAAGATTGGAGGCAAGAGAGTACCCGCTATCCGTAAGACGTCTTTTGGTGGTGTCGCCGGAGCAGCACAGCGTCACCCGTTCATTACCGGTGGTGGGCTCTTAGCTTTGAATGAGTTACGCAAGTCACGCACTAAGTTCATAAGTCCGACTGCAGGCCGCGGCGAGATGGCTGCCTTGCAGCAGCAGATGCAACCATACTACCAACCACTTCCAAGTTCCGGGGGTAATTTCTAATGGGAAGTAACTTCGAAAACACACGCGCTACATTGGAGCTTCTTGGTAAGACGAAGGAAGCTGCTAGACCTCCACTGCCTTCCTCTCCCATGTGGAAGACTATTGGGAAGTTGGGTCTTCTGGGTATGGGCTTCGCTACGGGTGGGGCAGTTGCAGCACAAGGGCTTGACGCCGCCACCGAGAAATACAAGGCGAAGCGCAATTTCAAGCGAATGCTCAAATCGCACCCAGATCTCAAGAAGCACCGGGGCTCCATTAAGCCTTACTTCCGGGCATTGATGCACTTCTCCCCACACGTCGCGGGTGATCCGCTTGCCGCTGGTTCGTTCGTGAAGCGGATGCACGACTTTAAAGATGCTGGCTTCCCGCTACAGGACGTTGAGACCCTTAGCCGCATTCAGGGTTCCCGTGGTCCTCGGGGTGTCGGAGATGCTATTCGCGGCGCCACCGGCAAGGGTGTGGGTCTCTCGAAGAAGCTGTAGAATATCTAAACGTGATATTTAGGGGCTGACAATGGAAAACATATTTTGGGCAGCATTTGAAGATGAACTCGAAAAGTTGTCCGCTTACGGCAACCCACTGTGGGATGTCGACATGGAAGAGGGCGACGAACCGAAGATTAAGCGGTTCCAGTATGACCACACTAAGTGCGCTCCTACTGCCAACGTGTCTCTGCAGAAAGAAGCTAAGCTCCGCGTCGGCGATATAGAAGACGAACTCGGGGCGTTCGTCGGTGGTAAGGACGAGGATAAGGTCCGGAGTCTGATAGCACGGCAACGCAGTAAGCGCTTTGGTATGCGGCACCCACTGCTGACGGGAATCCCGACCGCAGGCATTTGGCCGGCGATCTCTAAGTCAAAAGCAAAGCGGGCAATTACCAAGCGTATGCTCCGGGATGATCCTAAGTTCCGAACTACCTACAACTCTAAGATTCGCCAGCAGAGAGCAGACGCGGCCGCAGCCATCCAGGCGCGTATCGACTCCGACAGGGCTAATGCCCCGCGGAACGCAGTAGCCGCCAGTACTCTCCCGCTCTCGATGTACCTGAAGCACAAGGATCGCGAACGAAGCGAGCGTTAGTTATGATTGAAAAACGACTAGACTTCCAGGGCATCGATCCCGAAACCGGGCAGATCTTTGTAGAGACCTACAATCCCAATGCTTCGGGGTTCGAGAAGACGGCGAAGACTAAGCGTGACTACGACCCGGAAGTCAATAAGTACATCAAAGGGGTCAAGAAGAAGCCTGGGTTCATCTACATCTTGATCTCCGCTCTGGGCGCCGGGGAGTACTACGGTGCAAATATCAACAATGACTATTTCGAAGAGAAGCAGCTGTTGCACCCGCAGGCCCCAATGTACGGGTACAAGAGCTTCTACAATGCCGGCACTTACCGCCACCACGTCAACAAAGATATCGAGAAGAGTTTCGGGAAAGTGGTGCTCTCGGTCTATAACCGGAAAATGCACCGCGTAGAGTTGGTCATCGAGATCAACATGAAGAAAGGTCGCGATGAAGGACACGGATCGCTGGTGGCTCGCCTCGAAGCAGGAGAAAACGTACCTGTATCCATGGGATGCAGAGTTGCCTACGACGTATGTAGCATCTGCGGACATAGGTCCCGCACTCGCTCCGATTACTGTTTTCACGGGAAGAACGAACTTGGGAAGACGTATCCAGACGGCCGCAAGGTATTCCTCTTCAACCCCAACCCCCGATTCTTCGATCTTTCTTTTGTATTGGTAGGGGCGGATCGTACAGGCTTCGCACTTGAGAAAGTAGCTTCAGTGAAAACAGCGACCAAGGGCAAGAGTGCTACTATCCTCAAGGATGTCCCAGGAATGGCTAACCACCTGGATCCCTTGTTTAAAGCAGAAGAGTCCCTCCCTGAGAAGGCACTCCAGCGCTTGTCGGAGCGCCCGCTTGGCGCTGCTCTGGGAGCACTCCTGGGTAAAGGTATTATCCTGAAGCCTTCGGAATTCCAGCGCATCGTACTTGTGAAGTCCGTCGGTGCTCCTACAGCTTCGCATTTATTCAAACGTAATATTGTCTTCCGCCCGCAGAGTCGGGGTGCTGGTACCTCCCCGATAAATATGAGCTTCGCCGGGGCCCCGTTGCCCATGGATATCGACTCCGGCACCAGGTCGATGTTCTGCCCGCACAGTTACAAGCGCTTAGAGAAATTGGCCACAGCCCAGCCAATCGACGTTGAAACCCCACTTGGTGGGGAGCACGAAGAATTTCTAGGTAAGCTTTACATTGATTACCGTAACCAGGCACTCGCCGGTTTGGACGATGTAGTTTCGAACGGTGGTCTGGAGAAGACGGCTACAGTAGCCGGGTTAGCCGGCACTTTGAAGTCGGTTCCTGCTTGGGCGCTACTTATCCCGCTAGTCTACGCGTACAGCGCTCACTTGCGGAAACGTGAGCGGGCAGGCATGAAACCTAACCTGCTTCAGCGCTTCATAGCGAAGCACCCGGTCCTTACTTCCTCGGGTCTGCTCGCTGCTGGTCTAAATCAAGAAGCAATAAAAAAGGCTTTCAACCGCTTGCCATTCGTGTAGGAATGCGTATACACTATGGCTTGCATGGGTCGGAAAAGCTGGAAAGCAGGCCCACCAGGGTTTCGCAAGAAGCCCGCTACTCCCCACGGACAAACCTAGTTAACTATCGGTGTACACTTGTATTTCCTTAGGAGGAACGAACGATGAGTGACATTCTCGAATCAATGTATGGCACAGATGGGACGGAAGCTCTTGAGAAGGCGGCACAGGCCAAATTCATCGAGAAGCTGGCGTCTGAGTACGAAGTCGACGTGAGCGATCTGGATGCAGAGCAACTCGAAATGCTCGAGCAGGCAGTTGTTGCTGACCTCGAAGAGCAGGGACAGCTTGAGAAAGAAGCTGGTGAAGAAGTCGAGACTGAAGAAGTGGAAGTAGGCGAAGTGCACGAGCTTACCGAGGAAGATCTCGAAAAGCAGGCTGCTGCCTATGACGCGTTTGGTCGCGTAATGGCCCATGGATTCATGGAAGAGCTGGAAAAGACAGCCGGCGACGAAGAAGAATACATCTATGTCGACGACGACGGCAACGAATACTCCGCCGCTGAAGTCGAAGAGATGGAAAAAGAAGCCATGGGCATCCCCGCGTGGCTGAGCAAGTTGACCGGCCAGGCTGCTGCCAAAGGCGGCGCTGCCCTTAAGTCCCTGAAGGGTGCTGCTAAGGGTACCAAGCTGCGTGCCGGTCTCACCGAAATGAAGCGTGGCGCAAAGCATAAGACTACTGCCCAGGCTAAGTCGCAGATGAAGTCCGGCCTCAAGCGTTTCGGTAGAGGCGCACTTGAATCTGGTGGTCTGTATGGTGGTGGTGCTGCTGCTCTTGGTGGCGGAGCCATGTTGATGCGCGGCAAGAAGAAGAACGCCTCGGCCCTCGACGCTCTTGCTGATGACCGCGCCATGGAAATCCTCGGTCTCTTCGGGGAAGGCCATGAGAAGGTTGCTGCAGATGAAGAACTCGACGACGCCGTTACCGTCCACGCTTTCGAGAAGCTCGCAGAAGCCGGTTACCCGGTAGAAGAGATGATCGAAGCCCTTCAGGACGCAGAATAAGGAGGACTGATAATGTCATCACTCCATGACCTGCTAGTTAGCGACCTTGAGTCCCGAAATCTTTCGGACGATGGGGAGCAATCTGCTCAGGTCTCCGAGCTCGACCTCGGTTTCGTGGAGAAGGTGGCCCAGTCCGTAGAGGGTGTTCTCGAGAAGCTTGCTGGCCTCGAAACTGAGCCGGAAGCTCCTGCAGAAGAACTCGACGTCCGTGACTATCTGCTGCAGAAGGTTGCCCAGGTCAAAGAGACCGCGACAACCGAGGCAGTGGAGCAGGACACCGAGCAACTCCGCGGAGAAGTCCTTCAGAAACTGGCCCACCTGACCCCGGAGACCGTACCGGTGCAGGAGACGGAAGAAACAACTGATGCCGACAACCAGGTCAAAGCTACCCTGGAATCGTGGGTAGCCAAGATCAAGGAAGCTAAGGTGGAAGAAGATGCTCCCGCCGCTTCCCCGGCCTCGGTGAAGTCGGTGCTCGACCTTATGGGAGGTACCGATGAGTAAAGAAATGGAAAAAGTTGCTGAGATCCTTCAGCAGATCCCGTCAGTGCTTCGTGCTCTTGCCCAAGAAGTGTCTGCGTCTCGTGAGCAGGCTGCTGATCTGGAAAAGCGTGCTAAGGCTGAAGCTCTAGTAGTTGAGATGGAAGAAAAGGGACTTGTAGACCCTGACGTTCCGCGTCATGAGAAAGTCGCTGCTCTTCTGGACTCAAATGATGATCTGGAGGTTCTGGCTCAGGCAGTGCAGCTCCAAATCGGGGACCTGTCCTCTACAGATGTAGATGATTCTTCAGCAGATGCTAGCGATGCTTTGGCTAGTTTTCTTACAAACAGTTAAGGAGGAAATACAATGGCTGCTATTTGTGGAATTTACAGAGATAAAGGCCGGTCTCTTACGCTGTTGACTTCCATCGTTAAGGACAACATCCGTGTGCGTGATCACGCGGTCGCCACGTCCATTTCGCTGAACCCGAACAACGCCGAGTTTGCTGACGTTGGCGAGTGGGTACAGAAGGGAGCAGCATCGGTGAGCCGTCCAACCGTCGTTCTAGCAACCCCCGAGGTTGCTGGTATCGTCCACGCCGCTGGTGGATCCAGTGCTCCGGAAATGCCGAAGTTGGTATGGTCTGAGCGCGGTGGTACGGATGTCCAGGCTGCTGAAAAGATGCCAATCATTGAAGGTGGCGGATCCGTAGAAGGTACCTTCGGTATGTGGATCGCCGAAGCCGCGCAGGGAATCTCCGTTGGGGATCGCCTGGGCGTCGTTTACATCCAGGGCGATGACACGGTCGACGGAACACTTCTTACCACCTTGAGCAACTACACTGGTACCAAAGGTATTCTGTACGCGATCGGTACTGGCGTTGTTGGCGGAACTGCACTGATTCTCGACGATTTGGGCATTGCTGCCGCAGACAAGGTTTGGTGTGTTGGCGTTGCCACTGGTGCCGCCACAGCTAACGCTGGTACTCTCCAGGCCGAAATTTACTCAACCCCGTACCTTGTCACCATCACATAAGGAGGAACAAAATGGAAAACATGCCCGCGAGCGTGCTAAACGAATTGTTCATCTCCAAGGCTGATGACACGAGTGGCGAAAAAGAGAAATTGGCTGCTGCCGGTTCCGCTTACGTCCGTGATAAGCTGCGAGAGATGTCCTTCTGTCGGAAGATTCTTCCGCCTAAACCTGTGACTGTTGCTGAATGTCAGCGGTCCCTTTTCCACGACACCGTCTACAAGATCGTCGATATCGAACCCGGTTCCCGGGCAATGTCGATCTCGTTCCGCGGCGAGCCGGATCCTCAGCTCATCAAGGGACGTCGGATGGCTGTTGCGTTCTTCACCGTTAGCTCCCTGAAATGGGAAGGTTACACCGAAGAACTCCGCACCTACACTTACCCGATTTCCGATGTCATCAAGAATAACATTGTGAAAGACATCCAGGAAGTTGAAGACCGTTACTTCCTCGTCCACGTCGAGTCCTGCATTGAAGCACGTCAGGCCCTCGCCAATGGCGACGATCCCGCAGTTCCCGCGGGCTGGACCAACAATGGCCGTGCAGCTGTTACCGCCGGTACCGTTGTCCAGGACGCCACGGTCAAGAGTGAGTTGGCGATGGTCTCCGCCCTTGGCGATACCAGCGCTGTTGTGAATGCGATCCAGAAGCAGGACATTTCGTCCCTGGCGAAATTGTTTACGCTCGATGGTCGCGCTCTGCGTATGTCGAAGGTCCTCATGACTGAGTATACCTTCGCAGACTTCGGCCAGCTCACTGCTGCCGACCTTGGCCACGTACTGACCAAGGACGTCATGATCAAGGGCTACAAGTACAACACCGTACTCGGCTACCAGATCCTGACTACCCTCAAGGGTAACCTGTTGCACGACGGTTTCGTGTATGGCTTTACCGATCCTGCGTTCTTCGGGCGTTCTTACATCCTGGATAACGTGAAGTTCTACGTCAAGAAGGAAGCTCGCAGCATTTCCTTCTGGGCATGGGAAAACATTGGAATGGGCCTCGCCAACATCGCGGCAGTTAACCGCCTCGAGTTGATCACTGGTGATACCATGACTGATGCTACCGCCCGTGCTGCAACGACACCTGCCGCTGAGACCGCACTTGGTGCAGTCAATAATCAGATGGCAGATGGATACACCTACCCGGGTCTGTGGACATACTAAGCCCTGGTACGCCGTAACCTTGGGGCCTCCAGCTCCTTTCGGACTGGGGGCCCTCCAGAAACGCTGCTTTGCTATTCACCTGTTTGATAGGAGTAACTATGGCTACGCAATACACGCTTCGGGCTCCGAAAGCCTTTTCCAGACAATGGCTGATCGCCCGGTCGCGGCATCCCCAACTCCGTAAACTGTTCGAATCTGGCATTATGAAATTTGGCGCAAAGAAATTGGGTCCTGGTGGAGCGGTTACTTTGGATGGAGCCACCTTCGTCCGATACGCAGCAGCCATCAACCTTGGCATCGACGCTGGCCTGTTCTCCCTGGAGACCGCCGAAGACGTAGACGGTCCCGAAGTTGTCGGCGAACCCGCACCTGCCAAGCCAGCTCCCGAAGCCAAGCCGGAACCCAAACCCGAACCCAAGTTGGAGATTGTACCGGAACCCGAACCTGAGCCCAAGCCCGAACCTAAACCGGAACCCGAGCCCAAGCCGAAGCCCGAAAAGAAGTCTGGTAAGAAAGGGAAGAAGAAATGATCCAGGTATGGAATGTAACTAACTTCGACGTGTCTGTGCCGCAGGTAGGGAAGGTTCCGGCTGGAGCTACGCGTAGCATTCCGGAGCTGTCTCCTCAGGTACAGCACCTTATCTCGATTGGTTTCCTAACTACTTCCGCCCCCGAAGTAAAGAAGGAAGAGAAGAAGGTCCAGGTGAAAGTGGGTATCATGGAAGTTACCGTGACTCCTGGGCCTGACGGGGAACTCGGTACACCTGACGATATCGTAGACGTGAAGCCGGTCAAAAAGAAGCGTAAGGCACGAAAGAAGAAGAAGGATGAATCCTAATGGCAACCCGGCTGGAGCAGATGGTCGAGCAGGTACGCGCGTATCTACGTGATTACCCCGAACTGAATCGTCTCATTGCCGACGAAGAATCGAGTAAGCGCTCCATCGCCACAGCTATCATCGACGCCGTTGAGGATTTCAACCTCGACTCCCCCCTCGGGAATTACGTGCCGGAATCTTTCCCTTCCTTTTCATTGCTCAAGTTGGGGGCTGCTAAGTACCTACTCGAATCCCTGGTGTTCCTACAAGCTCGGAACCATGTGACGTACTCCGACGGGCAGGGTGTCCAGGTAAACGAATCGGACAAAGCCCCAATTTATCTAAACATAATAAATCGGCTGACATCTGAGTGGGAGCGTAAGAAGGAGAAGCTGATTGTGCGCCTCAACATCCAACAAGCAATGGGTGGTGGTGTATCGAGCGACTTCTACGAACCGAACTTCGGCAACGATGTCTCAGGGAGAACTGACGAATGACCTCAGTAACCGCAGTCCCCAGATCAATGCTTCAGATTACATATGCGCCGTCGGATACTGGCACGTATACCATCCCGTACTCTGAGAGCTTCAGTAAAGCGATAATCCAGGTAACCGAAGGCAATATCGCGGGCGATAAGATTAGTCTGTACGCTTCGTTTACCCCGGCAGTCGCAGCTACTCACGTATTGGTAGGGGAAGCAGCCGACGGGACTATCCCAGCAGCTGACCAGCTTACTGGCCCCGGCGCGCTCTTTTACACTAAGGGCCTGGCGATCCCTCTGATCATTGCATACACAGTGAAGGCGCCCGTAGCGAACAATATGGTTATCATCATTCGCATGTACAACGACAACTACCTTGGCACCAAGACGAGGGCCTAATGGAACGCTACTTACGCGAGCAATTTCTACTGGAAGAGGAGATGCGGGAGAAGCTCGCGGCTCCATTCGACTTCGTCCACTTGAAGACGGCGCAGCCGGCCGCAACTGCCCAGGATATGAATGTGCAAGCACCTCCCGAGCAGACCGCGGGTGCTGAGTCGGGTGCTCCCCCTACGTCACCAGATGCGCAGGGTGTTGAGCGCAAGCGAGCTGCTCTGCAGCAAGTACTGGATAACCTGCAGAAATCTCCAGTAGTCGCGCTCTTCTCGAAGAAGCCGCCGCAGGAAGCAGAGGATACACCGACTGCTCCGCCGGACGGGAATCCGCAACAAGGTTTGCCAAAGACAGCCGCTAGTGGGAAGGCCCCTAAGAAGACTCCGAAGATTTCCTTCCCGCAAACGGCATTGCCGAAGCTTAAGAAGACGCCGGCCGGTAGTAAGACCACGGCGACAAAGACGTTGAAGCCTACGCTGCAGACTAAGTACCGCCCGCCGAAGGTACCGACTACCGGAAAGCTGCCTAAGGTAGTGGTCCCTGCGGCTGTTAAGCCGAAAGTGAACATGAACCGGAAAGTGAAGCCTGTAGACGTACTGCGCGACAAGAAGGGAGAAGCCTAATGGATATCCTTAGCCAATACCTTAACGATTGCCAGGTCAACCAACAGCAGGACTCTAACCATAAAACGAAACTGGCGGCGCTGGTTGGCTCAATGACCCGCGACGAGTTGGAGATGGTAAAGTCTGCCGCAGTGTTTACCCCTGACGAAGTTACCGAGCTTCCCGAAGGAGAACTCAGTGAAGACCTTCTGGTGAAGGTGGCCTTTATCATGAGTGTCGGGGCGAACGAGCGAATCAGTCCTGAGATGGTGAAGGAAGCCGGAGTTTGGTCCGAGGCCTTGAAGCCGTACCTGGGTAAAGGTCTCCGAGCTCTGAAGGCCCTGGTTACCGGTAAGTCTGGTAAAGCAGTTGTTGATCGCACCAAGGCCCTGAAAGGTATGGGCAAGCGAATCCAGCGCAGCTACCGAACCGGGTCGGCAAGCGGTGGGAACATGTTGACCAAGGCTTTCCACGGAGCTAAGGCTGCCGTGAAGGATAACCCGGCGCTCGGTGTAGCGGGTGGTGGAGCTCTTGCAGGCCTGGGTGGAGCAAAGTTGCTCTTTGGCCGTAAAAAGCAACAACCGGCATATGCGAAATACGCCTCGAAGGCGAAGTAGTAATGGACGATGAAGGGAAGGGTCAATGCTAGAAGTTGTAAATTTGAAAGTCCGGAGCTTCGATCTGGACTATCTTGACCTCCACTGGGAGATTGCCCCCACCTCTGAAGATTTATTCGATTATGATTTTTACATTGAACGCAGTGACCACGAGCACAGTGGTTACGTTACCCTCGCGGGTCCTTTCACGGATGCCTTCCGGTTCCGAGATCGCACACTGCGGGGCCAGAAGTCCCAATACCGCCAATGGTTCTACCGCCTTCGGGTAGTAGATAAGAAGCGTGCAGACACCCTCTACTTCCCACCGCAGGGTGGCGTTACCATGCGAGCTGAGCTGGACCTCATGGCTATGGAGATGGCGAGGAACTTCCAGATCCGGCTCCAGGAATTTGTTGGTAGACTAGCCTGGGTGTTCCCCTCACGTACTTTTGGCCAGCGTTGCTCGGTCTGCACTGATAGCGTGACCCTCCGGAAGACGAAGTCACGTTGCTTGAATTGCTACGACACCAGCTGGGTTGGTGGATTCCACCAACCTATGGAGCTTTACCTCCAGATCATTACTCCCCCGGAGGCGACTACTTCCGCGGACCTCGGAGAGATGCAGAACATCAACGCTACCGGTCGCCTGGCAAATTACCCGGAAATTCACCCTAAGTGGCTGGTGGTCGATTCCGAGAATCGTAGGTGGCGGGTAGGTGAGGGTATACGGAAAGTGGAGAAGGGTCGTGGGCTCATCCGTCAGGACTTCCCTCTCCATGCGATCCCGAAAGGTGACATTGAGTACCAGTTGCCGCTCAACCTGACCGATGCGGAGCAGATCGCGCTCTTCCCAGGTCCCCAGCGACTCTTCACGAATCCTCAGGATGTTGGCAACGACAAGGATCCCACGTACGATGCATTGCGGGGGGCATACCGATTATGAGTCTTACACCGGAACAAGTGCTGGAAGAGACATTGGTGAAGCTTAGCTTCCGCAGATTCCATGGCGGATACAAAGGCTCTGGCACCCCCGAGACTCGCGTGGACATGCAAGCCCAGAATAAACAGGGCGACAACCCGGAGCAAGCAGCCGGCATTGGGTCCGGGCAGGATTTAGCACCCCCCATGGCTGACAACAAGAATTTGGCGAGAAGTCTCGGTTCATATAACCGGGTCCTTAAGCGTGCACCTGCTCCTGCCTCCGCGGGCAAAACCGTGGTTGCCGCTGTTAGACAACCGCAGCAGACTCAGGGTCGTCGGAAATTGACGAAGCACGAAGCAGCATTGGCTGTAGCCATAGGTGGTGGAATTGGGGCGACGGGTGCCAAGATGCTTCTTCCTCGAGTATCTGCACGAATCCGGCGGATGCCGAAATCCCGTAGGCTTCTTGCAGCGCTGGGGTTGGGTGTAGGTGGCGCTGGGCTCGGCCTTCTAGGCGTCCACATGGACAAGAAGTACGGCTACCATCCTAAGAAAGGAGAGTAAGTGAGTAGTGCGATGCCAGCGTATCACCCCTTTAACGACCCGATCCCGGACGTGTTGAATGACGCGGTCCGCGCCTGGGTATCCTGGTTGAAGTCGCTCTTTAGCGCTCGGCCGGTGGGGGATTTTCGTTGGACTAGCAACCAGTCAGACACCGACATCATCATTATTGACCAGGCGCCGCAGAACATGGAATCGCCGAATACCCGCCCGATGCTCGTAACCCAACTCGGGTCGAGCACCTGGACCGGGTCTGGTATGTCGCAGCAGCTGACGACCGGGAACTTCCTCAATCAGAACGAGATTTACTTCCAGGGTCTCATCAGCGCTTCCTTCTCCATTAATTGCATTGCGCGCGAGGGGGCCGAGGCTCGCAGGCTCGCTTACTTCATCTTCCGCATGGTTCCCGTCTTCGAGAAGATTCTCCAGAAGATGGGGATCCACGGCGTTGTCAACAATATGGTGATAGGGCAGGAAACTTCTGCCGGAGCACTCGTTCAGGGGTCTTCAGCCTCTGAATGGAAAATGGTCGTCATACAGGCTCCTTTCCTGATAAAGGATACCTTATATCTAGGTTCCGCAGGCGAGGAGGCTTTTCAACCCATGATCCAGTATATTACAATGCGCATGGAAACTTTGTTGAATGGAGGGAGTTAAACCATGGCTTCGATCCCACAGCCCGGACTTCAAATACAGCAGGTACTGTCGACGGTAACACCTACGATCTTCAGTCCCACCTTTCCGGCATGCATCGTCGGACCTTGTTACCAGATCATCGAGATGCAGGATTCCGATGGTTCGCTCAACAGCAGTGCATCGCTGTCGCTACCGGCTCGTATTGCCAGTGGTGCTGTAGGCGCGACTTTCGTCGTCAGCGCCGCGCAGGACAGTGTGTACCTTGAGATTGACGGTGTTAATCGCGAGTACACATTTACCTCCTACGGTACTCTGTCGGCAGCTACGATGGTCTCGAAGTTGAATGAGGGCTTCGCCGGGTACGCCGTGTGGAGCTCTCCATCAGCGACGCAGCTCGCGGTTCGAACGGTCTCCTCAGGTGACGCCGCCAGTATCATGTTCCGCACGGGACTCGCTACTGACTTGCATACCATCCTTGCGTTCAACACCTTTGAGAGCATCCGCTACTACGGGAATGGGGACTACGAGAATAACCCCATTGTCTTCCCGTATCTCTCACTTCCGGATACCCGCGGGATTATTAGCTACCTTACGTTCGACGGCGACAACATCAACATCGCACGTATTTGGGCGGGAACCATCGTTACCTTGAGCGACACTAGCGCCATTAACCGCAATCGGTACAACCGTGTCGGGATTGCGTACAACCGAGGTAATGGCGGGGCTCTTTCAGCTAGCGCGCACACTTACCTGGGAGCCGAGAACTTCTATATGGCTTGCGGAGAGGTTATCGACTCCGGGTCCACTACGGTGGGGGTCGCTAAGCCCTTGTATAACGCAACTCCCTTAACAGGTAATGAGTGGGACCTCTCCCGTTCCCCGAACAACCAGCTATTGTGGCCCATTGGTTCTGGCTCAACATCGAACCAATTGCTGCAGACTGGGCGCCATGCTTACGCCGATGTACAGTTGTCGGCCGATGGTGTTACTGCTTCCGCGTATTACCACTTCGAGGGGCACGGCTATCAGAAGTATGTTACCGACCAGTCGGTAACACCGGGTTCGGTTCGTGGGGCCTTCGGTAACCTCGTGTCCGTTAAGTTCATCGAAGTAGACCTCGACGGGGGTGGAAATTCCGTACTTAATGATGGGCAGATTGCTTTTGCTTCGAATCCTGACACGTTCTACAGCACAGGCGGGGCCGCCGGGGTCCACGGCACCGGAGACTTCGTGGCCGGTCCGGGCGGGGACGTCGGGAAGTACATTTACCTGCACGATGGTGCAGTTGGGTCCAAAGGTTGGGAGCAGGGATGGTATCTAATTTCCGCCATTTCCGCCGGTACGGGCCCTGGCGGTGAAGATGGGGCTGTGCTACAAACGACCGCCGCTGTAGCTCTCGGTCTTGCTGCCCCGGCGGACGATACTTCTATTAGCTGGACTATGAGTGACGCGGATAACGAAACTGAGTTGGCTGCCTTCGCTCTCGGTGGTGCGTATACGTTGCCCTACGTGCACACACCAGTAGCCGATCCACTCGCTCTGACTCAGCCGGTTATTTACATAGAATACGCAACATCTGACGCGACTAATGACTGGGACCCTCTGGTGGCACTAGATGTTCCTTCCTTTGTTACAGCAGCTGGCCTCAATACCGCTATGCTGGCGAAGGCAGACATCGAGTCCTTCTTCGGACCAAACACTACCGTAGGCGGGACAGCCATTTCTTACTTGTCAGGGACGAGCACTGCAATTCTGGGGGGCAACCTTGATGATAAACGGTACTTCCTCAACTTCGGAGCAGACCCCAACAATTACGCTGCGACCTCGGCTACCTTTGGCTATCCGTATGTAATGAGTGAATCCTCTACGGTTGACGCGGGCCCGCTGATCGCTAACGAGTCGCTCGCCGGCCGTACGTTCACAGTACGAGTCAATGGCGGCCCGGAGCGTTCGCACACCTTTGTAGGCGGCGGCGTGCCGAGCTCAACTTGCGATTCGCAGGCTAATATTGCGACAGCCCTCAATGCCTTGGTCCCGGGCGGTACTCCTTTCGCCTTCACCTCAAACGACGCCTTTACGTATGGGTCTGAAGTATACGCAGGTACGGGAACTCTGGTGAACACACTGCTCACCGATGGTACCCTGAACGTACCAGCCCACACGTTTGCCGAAGCAGAAAGAGCGGCGGGGACGATGCACGTGCAGATCTGGCCCACTGGCGGGGCTGCTGCTCCGGCAGGGAGTGGTTTCGGAGTATACGAAGTGGTAACGGGGATCGCGGCAGGCACCGGAGTTATCACCCTTGCCTCCAATCTGGCCGGCGCAGGGCCACTAACTGTTGGGTACCGGTTGCTAGTAACGACAGGTAACGTGCTCGCTTGTGCGTTGGACTCAGCTATGTGCAGCACCCTAGCGGGTTTCGACTCCAGCATCGAGTTTAGCGGAGACGCGGTTAACATGCTCTTCCGGGGACCATACTCCACAGCGACTACCGATTACACGGGGCGCATCTTCCGGGGTGATCCCGTGCGCTCCCAGATTGGCGATAAGGTGTACAACGCCGGTACTTACGTTGGGGATATCAGCTCCTTCTCGAATGTCACGTGGACCGACTCAGCCGTTGGGGCGCAGTCGATGACAAATGGTTATATCAACCTAACCGAGAAAAACGCGACGGTGGGCACTGCTCTGGGTACCTGGTACATCAGTTCCCAGGGAATTACCGGGGCAGCCACCGATGGGACACTCCTCAATACTACGGTAGCGAAGCCGCTGCCCGAGGCTATCTTTAACGACAACACGCAGTTGGTTACCCTGAAGGGTGGTCTTAACCGCGACGCTGGTGGGGTAGAGTATTCCAACAGCACTGCCAATCTGGCCGCAGGCTACACTGCCCTGCGTACCGACATCACCGTTTCGGGCGCGAGCCCAGCAGTGCAGGTCTACTCGACTTACGCCGAGATGAATACGGCAATCGGCCCGGTAAGCTCGAGCAACCCACTGGCGCTCGGTGTCTACCTGGCTATGCTGAACGCACCCAATATCCAGGTATCAGCGTTTGGTGTAGATGCTACTTCTACGCTGATGCCCAATGGCACCATGGCTGCCTACGCAACTGCCTTCGACTTTATCCAGTCGGCGAATGTGTACGCTATCGCTCCGATGTCCGAGAGCCCGGCTGTACACGGCCTACTCGATGCGCACGTCACCGCCATGGCCGACCCGACTACTGGTAAGAGTGAGCGCGTATGCTTCGTTTGTGAAGATACCCCAACGGAGCAAGTACCTACGACTGTAGGTTCCGCTCCCGGCCAGGACGATCCTTACGATGTTACAGCTGATACCTTCAAGTTGGCTGTGGATCTCACTACTGGTTTCGACATTGCAGCGAATTTGTCCGGCGAATTGGATGCCACTGGCGCCACGGTTCCGATCCTTGGTTCAGTGACTATTGCCAATGGCCTGTACTGCACTCGTGAGGGCGACGCTCTTAAGTATTCCGTCTCCGAGATTATCGCTGGGAACATCCTGAAGTTCCGCACTACCGGGTTTGCTCCGGGTTCGGGACCAGGGACCTCCGGTAATGACGACAACTTCTACTCAACTACACTCCCGTCCGTTTCGGCCGCGTGGGATGCCGACGATGAGACAGTTACTCTGTACATCCGTCAGGCAGCTATCGACACTACAACTTCGACTGGCCGCGCGCAGCTTGCTGCTGCTCTGGCCTCGAAAGCAACGTCTTACGCATACCGCCGAGTTCGGTACGTACAGCCTGACTCCGCAACTTACTTGCAGAACGGTGCTTCCACGTCGATCCACGGCATGTATGCTTGCGCAGCTCTAGCGGGCCTTTGCTCCTCGACTCCCCCGCAGCAGTCTTTCAGCACACTGACTCTGGCTGGGCTCGAGAGTATTTCCGGTTCTTGGGATCTGTTGTCCCAGGCTGATATGGATACTGCGGCCGGCGGTGGAGTTTGGTGGCTGATTCAGCAGGACCAGTACTCCGCAGTGGAGAACCGGCACCAGTTGACTACCGACGTGACTTCTTTGCAGACCCGGGAAGCTTCCGTCACGCACGTGCTTGATTACATTACTAAGCGCCTGCGGGTATCGATGCAGGGATTGGCGGGTAAGTTCAACCTTACCAAGGCCTTCCTCGACTATGTCGGCATCCTGGTCAGTACGATCATTGACGGGATGAGTGGTAGCATTGTTTCGAACATCGGGGTTACTTCAATTCGGATTGACCCGCAGGTGCCAGATACTATGTATGTCGATATTTCAGTAACACCGTACTACCCAGCTAACCAGATTAAGGTTACGCTGGTTGTGTAGGTAACTAGTGCCTAATAAACTCGCCCGGGTGGGCAAGTTAAGGTTAATGAGATTCTAAGGAGGTAGTAAGATGGGATCTAGCACTTATTTTGGAGGCCAGGTGGCTTCGATTCCCCACCTGGAACGGGGAAGTGAAATTGTCCGTGACCTACGTTCAGACGTAGATGCTGCGTTTGTTCTCTTGGAAGCCGCATTGGGCGGAATTGTCGGTGGTCTGACTACTGGCAGCATTCTTATTGGTGCCGCTAGCCTACCGGCCGAACTTGTGATGAAGGGTGTTGGTAACGTACTGGTTGGGGACGCTGCCACTGCGTCAGCCGTAGCCATCGGCACCGCGGGGGATTTCCTCGTTGGTGACGCTACTTCGGCTGTAGCCGTCAACCTAGCCGTTGGTGAGATCTTCCTCGGCGATGGCATTACAGCGGCCAAAATCGATATGGGTGCTGTTGGCGCAGTCCTCGTTGGGGATGCTGCTACCGCAACCGCGATTACAATCGGCACCGCCGGAGACTTCCTGGTAGGGGACGCTACCTCGGCTGTCGCGGTAAATTTGGGTGTCGGAGAGATTTTCATTGGGAATGGCACTACCGCTGCGAAGCTCGACATGGGCGTCGTCGGGGGTATGCTCATCGGTGATGCAGCTACCGCCACAGTGATTCCCCTTGCCGACACTAACATTATGATTGGTGACGGTACCTCAGCTGCAGCATTCTCGCTGAGCAACGATGTTACGATGACTAACGCTGGTGTCGTCACCTTGGCTGCTAAGCACACAACTAAGACCGACACCTGGTCTGACCCGGTCCGCGATATTGCGGGATCTCCGCACGACATCCCCTGCTGGGTTGCACCGGCCAACTGCACCATCACTTCCGTTGGCGTCACATGCAGCAATGGTCTAACGGGCCACGTCGCTAACATCTGGTCGATCAACATCATCAACAAGACCCAGGCAGGCGAGACCCTTAAATTGGCAGCAAAACAATACACCGCTGGGATAGACATCACCGCCTATACCATGGATGACTTGGGTCTGGATCAGAATTTGACAGATATTCTTACGGGCGATGTACTTTCCTTCAGCCTGGTGGGTGCTGCCGCCGCGCCAAACCTGGAAGACCTGTTGGTTACCATCAACTACACCCTGGTGTAATTAGCCTTTAACGGAGGACCTAACAGATGGCTGAAGATAAAGTATTTGGAACTTCAAACTGGAACCCGTGGGATCAGCATGTCCAAGGTGGCCTCCGCGACAACAACTACCTCACAGGTAAAAATACGTTGCTGTGCGTGGGTCCCCCGTTCCTTAGTGCTCTGGGGAATGCCGCGACCAGCAATGTGTATCCCATCGGGTTGGCACAGAACTTCGCGGTAGCGCAGAACTCGGCAGTCCAGCAGCTTCACGAAATTGGTAGCGAGAAATGCTACTTCTTCCGTGGCCGAACTGTGCGCCAGGTAACTCTGGGCCGAATTGTCTATCACGGACCTTCCCTGCTTCGGGTTATGTACTCGTGGTACTACACTGGCGCAACTGCCGGTGGTGGCGAAGTAGGCGGAATCGATGCCATCAAAGATATGTTTGGTGGCTCGGTCCCCGCGTACTTGCAGCCCTTCACCACTGGTGGTACCGGTAGTGAGTACGGGCCTTCCCTCACAGATGAGCTCCCGGCAGTATTCAAGCAGCCCGGGTACGAGAACCTGTGGTTGAACCTGGCGTCGGATATCTTCCGCGTCCCGACTGGACTCATGTTGCTTATGCGGGACACGGAAGATAACACTGTCGGGGCTTACTACCTCGAGCAGTGCATGATTCCGACTCATACTATGGCGGTGGATTCCCAGGGTCTGATCATCCAGGAAACGATCACTATCATTCCTGGTGAGATTGTCCCGATTAACACCAACGCAGTTAGCCTGGTTACCGCAGCTCCTAACCAGCAGGCCGAATTCGGGATGTCTTCGGACGCTTCCCTTACTCCGCTGTAGGTTAGCCCAAGCTCAGCTTCACAGGCTCTCCCCACCTCAGGCTCTTAGGCATTTCTACCCGAAGATTTCTCTTCTTCGCGTTCTCTATCACTTTCGAAGTAGAGGCTGCCTGGGTAAAGAGCTCCTGGAACTTCATGCCGCGGACCCCGTTGTGCTTGGTGACGAGGTGGCTGTTGTCGTACTGGGAGACGATGATCTGGTACTTCCCATTCTCCAACCTCTTGAACCCGAGATCGTTACTCGACCCACCGACGTACCTTCGGCGTACAACGATATCCGCGGTCTGCTGCCGCGTATCTCCACGGTACCCAACAAGGTTGATATCCTTCCCAACCTCCACTGTCGTGTAGCCGAGTAGCTCCAGGGTCTGCAGAATTTGCTCTTTGGTAAGGTCATCCGGTTTACACACTATGTAGGCTGACATCGTCGTTCTCCTCTGGTGGGA